TTTATATCTTCACTAGAGTTTGGTATACCACCAACTTCTTTTTCTGTTACAGATAATTTATTCCATATTTTATCTGGTCTGTTCATGCTAAATCCTCTATATCCTCTTCTACGCAAATAATACAACAATCTTGGTTTGTTGTTTTCTGCAAGTATTGGCATGCCATAAAATACTAACGCCATTAAAACATCTTCAAAAAATATTTCAGCTGTTTGTGGTCTTGCTATATATTCTAAAAAAAATGTATTAGCTGGAGCGTCTTCCATTGAAAACTTAGTTAATCCGTGTAAAGCTCCTTTTGATCCTCTACTATCTACTGTTCCAGATATATCATATGAGTCACAACCAAACGCACCCATATGTTCATTACCTGGATATTTTGTACCATTTTTTAAAATAACATTATTTTGTATTATAGAGTTTGGTACCCAACTTACTTTAAATCTACCTTTTGGATCTGGATTAAAAGTTACTTTAGTATCTTTAATTCCATTTTGCCATTGAAAATTACCAGGCGTTAGTACTGATGAATTTCTATTACCTTCGTTATAATCTATTTGTTCGTATATCTTAACAAGGTTAAATAAGCTATTCCCTGTTTCATCTCTAAAAGCGTGCTCTTCAGTTCTTGGAAACTGTCGGTAAAATTCATTTAAAGCATCTTGATCGTCTTTAAGACCGTGAGCTTCGTTTTCCCAATGATCTATAACGCCGTAATCTATTTCTAATCCTTGTGGATCTTTTTTCTCTTTTTCAGGTGTGTTAAAAACTGGTTGACCATACTCGTCGATAAACCCTTCGTAATTCCACTCCATTGGGATAAATAAAGAATATAACCCAGATTTTGTTTGTCCATTTCTATTACGTTTTGTTACGTCAGAATTATAGTATAAGTTCTTGAAATTATCACCACCTTTATCCAAAGCGTTAGAAGTAGAACCCATCATACATTTACCAACTACTCTACTACCTAGCCTTAAACAAGTTTTTGTAACTCTCCAGTTATTTTTTATATTATCAGGTCTTTCCCATTTACCACTTTCATCGTGTACTAGCAGTGAAAGTTTTTCACCATCATAACTATTGTCACCTGTATTCTTCCAGTCAATAGTTGTGTCAAGTCCCTCCATATCATCTTGTTCTTCTCGTTCCCTCATTTTTTTACGAGTAAACTTTTTTGCGGGTACTCTATAAGCGAGTTCGGACTTTGGTCGGTCCATACCGTCCTGTATTGGCTTAAAGAAGAATGGATAATTTAAACTAATTGGTACCACTTTATCTGTAAACATCTTTTTCGCATCAGCACCAGTTTTAGAAAGTATCCCAAATCTACTATCACTAGCTAAAGTCGCTAAATTAACAGTTTCAGCTGAACTCATAAATGAAAAACCAGAACGTCTATTTTTTAAATAACACATCCCGTAACTTCTGTGATCGGCTTTACAGGCTTCCCAAAATATAAAGAATAACCTATTTGCTTCTCTATAATCTGGAGCACCAACATCAATTTTACTCCATTGTAGGTACATATAGTGTGTACCTGTTATATAAGTTGGTTTACCATTATTCATAAACCAAAAACCTTCTTCTCTTCTTCTAAACTCTTCGTCTATATACCCATAATGTTTTTCTTTAAAATCATCTGGATATTCTTGCCAATCAAATACTGTTTTAATTCTTTTAAAATCAGGATTAGCTGGAAACTGTTTCCATTTTTGTTCTGATTTTATTTTACTACAAGAGTATATTTCTTTAGGTTGCTTAGGTAAGGCTATTTGAAAACCTTGTATTTCTATTACTTCACCTATCATTCCTGTTTTAGATATACAAACTATATCAGCTTCTTTGTTATAACCATATTTCCACTTTTTAGACTTATTAAGTCTTTTTACAGTGTTTTGTTTTATAGGTTCTACAACCTTAACTAACGTTTGTTCGTACATTACTTAGATCTACCTTCTGCGAATCCTTTGAACTTGCTTTCTTTTTTCTCTTCAATAGGTTTTCCCTCTAACATATTTTCTTCTTCGTGGATTCTATTTAATATTTCAAATGCGTCAAATATAGCTAACTTTTTAGTCGCTGCCGCGTTTTTTAGTCTATCAGCAGATATATCATCATCTGAGTCTACAATTGGTTCTTTAGCAACTTTAATAAGTTCTTCAACCGCTTTTCGCCCAGCTTGGATTATATTCTTCTTCGTTTCCTTGATATTCATATTTAATTGTAATAAATTTATTCATAACTCTATATAGTCTTTCTCCATCAATAATAAACTCGTACTCACTATTTGGTCTAAAACCTACTAAAGTTTGTTTATCAAAATAACCGTCAGAATACTTAATTATACCCATTAGTGGTCGCTCATCTTCTACGTTA